GCAGATGTTCGAGTATCTACCTACTACACACGCACAGTCTAAGGAGAAATAATGGCAACCACAGTAATCACAGGTCGCGATATTTCGTTGTCTTTCACAGGTGGAACAGACATCGAAGCACAGGCAACCAATGCAGTTTTAACAAAGGTCAATGAGCGTCAGGTGTATCAGACACTCGATGGCGAGGCTTACAAAACCACAAATATCAGCGGAACATTTCAGTTAGACATGTTGGCTGATTGGGGCAAGGCAAGTTCTGTTTGTGAGGCATTATGGACAGCAGCAGAATCTGCTCCAGATACAGATATTTCAATCACACTTACAGCTGCAACTGGCGCACAATTTGTGTTCCCAGTAAAGCCTGAGTTTCCAACCGCTGGCGGTGGAGGAATTGATGCACAAACTGTTTCTTTCACTTTCACAGTTACAGGTGGAGCAGTAACCGAAACATTCAGTTAAGAAATAGAAACGGGAGCAAAAAATGAAGTTACCAATCACAATTGAATATAACTCAGGCGAGCAAGCAACATATATTGCCCAACCGCCTGAGTGGGCTAAGTGGGAGAAATCAACTGGCAACACCATAAGCCAAGCAAAAGAAAAACTTGGAATGTGGGATCTAATGTTTTTAGCATACAACGCTCATAAGCGCGAAGCTGCTGGAAAACCAGTTAAACCATTTGAGGCTTGGATGGAAACAGTCAGCGATGTCATTGTCGGTGATGCAAACCCAAAAGCCACCCAGCAGGAAGCCTAAGCAGATTATTGGTTGAGTTGGCAATAGCCACACAAATTCCAATGAGTGAATGGGTTGATTCAGACGATATTTTAACAGCAATCGAAGTATTGGAGGCGAGGTATGGCAAGTGAAACTATCGCCTATAATAAAAAAGATTTGCGTGATATCTACAAGGCTTTCAAACTTATGGATGATCAGGCTACTGAGGAAGCAAGAGCGCAGTCTGCTGCTTTGGCGTATTTTGCATCTGAGGAAATTAAGCAAGCAGCTGGACAAAGAACAAAGGCTGGCAAAGTTGCGCAAAGAGTCGCAGATGGCGTTAGCATCTCTAAGTCAAGCAAAATTGGTGAGTTCCGTTATGGTTTCGCACGCCAGAAGTTTTCAGGTGGGGCTACAACACAAACCCTTTGGGGTGGTGTTGAGTTTGGATCTAATAAGTTCAAACAGTTCCCTACATATTCAGGACGGCAAGGCAGAGGTTCGCGTGGATGGTTTATCTATCCAACCCTTCGCAGAATTCAGCCTGAATTGATTAACAAGTGGGAACAAAGTTTTGATCGCATTATTAAGGAATGGGTCTAATGGCAACTGGTAATCGCACGCTTAAACTCTCGATCCTTGCCGATGTCGATGATCTTAAAAAGAAACTTGGCGAAGCTGACAAAGCGGTCGAGGACAACTCAAGCAAAATTTCAGAATTTGGAAAGAAGGCTGCTGCTGCATTTGCGGTCGCTGCTGCTGCTGCCGTTGCCTATGGCACTAAATTAGCCATTGATGGGGTCAAAGCAGCCATTGAGGATGAACAGGCACAGTTACGGTTAGCCAATGCTTTAAGGACTGCCACAGGGGCTACTGAGGGTCAAATAAAGGCAACAGAGGATTTCATTCTCCAGACATCTTTAGCCACAGGCGTTGCTGATGATCAACTTAGACCAGCCATGCAAAGACTTGCGGTTAGCACGAAAGATACTGGTGAAGCACAAAGATTATTAAGCCTTGCTTTAGATATTTCTAAAGGTAAGGGTATTGAATTAGAAACAGTTGCAAATGCTTTGGGTCGTGCTCAAGATGGAAACACTACAGCTCTAGGCAGACTTGGACTTGGATTATCTAAAGCCGAACTTGCAACCCTTTCATTTACCGAGGTTCAAACAAAATTATCTGATCTTTATGGTGGCGCAGCAGCTGCAAACGCTGAAACCTTTCAAGGCAAGATTGATCGATTAAAGGTTGGATTTGATGAGGCTAAGGAAAGTCTAGGCGTTGCTTTATTGCCACAGGTTGAAAGATTTATTTCATTCTTAAACGATACTGGCATTCCAACATTAAACGCATTTATTGCAGGACTAACAGGAGATGAAGGATTAAGTGCTGGACTTGCTGAAACTCAAAAAGGTGCTGAGAGTTTTGGAAAAGCAATTGGAGTAGTTTCAGGAATTATTTCAGGCTTTATCACATTCTTGAGAGAAGCAATTGGCTTTGTGACCATTCTTGCAAATGGGTTAATTGGTATTGTTAATATAATTCCGGGTGTTAATGTTGGATCAATTCCAAACATCGCTCCATCAGCTGCTTCAATTCCATCTTTACCAGTCACTCCAAATACTAGAGAGAACCGAACAACTGGAACAACAGTAAATAACATTACAGTCCAAGCATTAGACAGTGAGAGCGCAGCTAGAGCCGTATCTAAGGTTTTGACCCAAGCATCAGCAAGATCAATTCCAGCATTAAGTGGCACAAGCGTTCGAGGTAATTAATGACTGTTTTTACGCCTGATTGGAAATTAACAGTCGCAGGAACTGAATACACTGACATTGCTATCAGCGATATCACACACGCTTCAGGTAGATCAGATATTTACAATCAACCAAATCCATCTTTCATGCAGATCAGTTTGGTTGCGTTATCTGGCCAAACCTTGCCATTTGACATTAATGATAGTTTGGCTTTGGAAGTTAAAAACAGCGCAGGAACTTATGTTAATTTATTTGGTGGCAACATCACAGATGTTTCGGTTGAAGTTGGTGCTACTGGATCAATCGCCACAGTTATTAACTACACATTAATCGCAATGGGAAGTCTTGCTTCTTTAGCCAAGATAATTACAAATGGAGTTTTATCTCAAGATGAGGATGGAGATCAGATTTATGATTTACTATCTAGTGTCTTGCTTGGAACTTGGAATGATGTTCCAGCAGCTTCTACTTGGGCAGGATATTCAGCAACTGAAACTTGGCTCGAAGCTGTAAATCTAGGACTTGGAGAAATTGATCAGCCCGGTCTTTATGTTATGGAAAATCGTGGATCAAGTCCAGACACTATTTACAACATTGCTTCTTTTATAGCCAATTCAGCCTTTGGATATTTGTATGAGGACAATCAAGGCAACATTGGGTATGCAGATGCAGATCATCGTCAGACTTATCTTGCAGCTAATGGATACACCGATCTTGATGCCAATCATGCTTTTGGTCAAGGCATCAGAACTACCATGCGATCTGGTGATGTTAGAAATGATATTTACATCAATTATGGAAACAACTTTGGATCACAAAAAACTGCAACGGATCTAACATCAATTGCAACTTATGGCTACAAAGGCGAAACAATCAACAGCACAATTCACGATGCAACAGATGCCCAAGAAGTAGCAGATCGATATATTGCACTCAGAGCCTATCCACAACCAATTTTTGATAGCATCACTTTTCCAATTACAAACCCAGAAATGGATGACGCTGATCGAGATGCCCTTCTTGGGATTTTTATGGGTCAGCCGTTAAATATCCAAAACCTACCTGATCAAATTTCGGGCGGTGAATTTGAGGGTTATGTCGAAGGCTGGTCTTGGAGCACTCGATTTAATGAATTATTTTTAACAATCAATCTTTCACCAGCTAGTTATAGTCAGGTCGCTATGCGATGGAATACTGTGCCTATTGGTGAGGCTTGGAACACAATCAGCACAACTTTGACATGGGAATACGCTACAATCGTAGCCTGAGGATAGGACAATATGGCAACCACTACTAACTATGGCTGGACAACACCAGACGACACCGCGTTGGTCAAGGATGGCGCAGCTGCTATTCGCACACTCGGTTCATCTGTTGATACAACTACAAAAGCATTAAACCCTTCTACAACTCTTGGCGATATTGAATATCGTTCATCGACCGCTAATACAAACACCAGACTTGGTATTGGTTCAACTGGTCAAGTTTTAACAGTTGCTGGTGGTGTTCCTTCTTGGGCTACAGCTTCAGGCGGATTTCCTGCTTCGACAAGTTATACTCCAACAATTACTGCATCAAGTGGCACAGCAACTACAGTCACAGCAACTGGTTCTTATTCTCAATCAGGAAAATATGTTGTAGTTAATGTCAAAGTGACGATTACTAACAAAGGTACGGCTGCGGGCGGAATTATATTTACTTTACCAATAAGCGCAAAGACTGGCAGTTTGCAATCCAATGGGGCTGCGCAAGAAGCTGCTGCAACAGGTGTTATGGGTCAAGTTTATGTTGTTCCAGCAGGTGATGTCACTAAAGGTAATATCAGGCAGTATGATTTTGGCACTTTTTGGGGCAATGGTTATGAAGTATTAGCAACAATAGTTTATGAGGTGGCATAATGAATAACTTTAATTCAGGATTTCCCGATAACGATGAAGTATCAGATGAACTATATTTACTTCGCTTGCGTAATTGGCGCAATAAACAATTAGCAGATACAGATTGGACACAGGTATCAGATTCACCAGTTGATAAATCCGCTTGGGCTATTTATCGCCAAGCATTAAGAGATTTACCTGCAAAGAATTCTGATCCTAGAAAGATCCAATTACCTACTGAGCCCATTTAATAAAACTTAGAAAAAGTTTGTTGAATGAAACCTTGGTTATCTAAAGCTGCTGTTCAGTTAAGAGAACAAACTGATGACTGCTTCCCTGATCGCAAGCGTGCCAGCGATGGGTGGATTGGTGATGCTCGCCATTCAGCCAGAGTCAGTCAGCACAACCCAAATGAACAGGGTGAAGTATGTGCCATTGACATTGACGCTCGCCTTTCTGACCAAGAAGCAGTTAGTTTCGATTTGGCAGATCAAATTCGACTTACAGCAAAAACAGATAAGCGTAT